CTGATGACGCGGGCCCGAAGCATCTGCCTCGGGTACTGTTTCCAAATGTCGCGGTTTGCAAGTCCTGCCGATGTTGCGCGTTGCCAGTCCCAGTCGAGAGTGAGGGTGCCACCGCTTGGATGGCTAAACGTGCCGACGACTTTTTTGTCGGTGTAAATCGGCCACTCGACCCGTCCGCCTGCGCTTTGAAATCGCGCGAGCATTGTGTCGGCCTTAAGCGTCGGACGCCCTTGGATTACGTGGTAATCCCGCGCTGCCTCCGCCGGGTGCCGTCCCTCGGCTTGGCAAAGCAGCCCAAGTGCGAGCGCTTGCTGTGGTGTTTTGAGGCCGAAGAGGCCGCTTCCTGCAATGGCCTCGGCCATCTGTTGCATTTCGCTGAATGGTATTAATTGCATTTTTGTTTTTGGTTGTCCGCGTGGAGGATGCGCGGCCCCCTGACTGAATTTATTCTGGACTGATGTTTTGAATCAGTTCCCTATTTTTTTCTACACAAGCGATTTTTCTTCTCTTGCGTTCAAATCGCTTTTCTGTGGGTGTTTTGCGTTTGTTGTCCACCCTTACACCAAGATCAACTAATCGTCGGGTTCCCATATTATTTGCTGACGACAAGCGCCGGGTTCGATTCCTTCCGCGCCACAGGCACGTCTGGCCACAGCTTGCGAGCCTTAGCCGCTGACATGCTGCCGTGTGCCCGCAGGAGTTCGGCCGGGTCCAAGTTTGCGAGGTTGCCGATCAAAACTTCCGCGTCGACGAACTCGCTGACTCGCGGTTTCTGTAGCCGCCACCCCGGAACCTCGACACCCTCGCCGAGTAGACGCCGAGCTTCCGTTTCCGCAGCCTCGCGGAAATCGTCGAAAGTTTTACAACGTAGCAGGAACTCCCCTAGTCGTGACGGATCCGCAAGCATAGCTGCAAACGTTTCTTGAGTCGTTGCTAACGTGGTTTCCGTTGCCGTCACTCGAGCTGAGCACGTTAACGACTTGGCGCACCAGCCGCAATAGTCGTTTAGCACTGGCGCGGTGCCAATGTTGGCGAGCACTCCCTCAACGATCTGCCGAGCCTCGGCATACGTAAACGTGCGAGACACCACGCGCTGCTGGTCTGCAAATATGAGGTGCGCAGTCCACGAGCCGCGCATGTGATGGTGCATGAGCCCAAGTGCGTACGCGGCCATTTGCGCCTCGTAATCGTATATTTGACCCGTCTTAAGGTCGGCGTGCCATCCGCCATGCGCACAGATTGCGTCAGCGGTGCCGATGTGTTCCATGCCGGGAGTGCGGACGCGGCACTTGTCCTCGTCCGTCTCGACGATGTCGAGGTGCGACGTCCGCCGCCGCATGAGCGCGTTGATGGCCCAGCGGACCACGCCGGCATCCTCATCGCTGATTGCGTTATGGTCGCCCATGTCGCCTGTCTGCCATGCCTGTCGGAATACGCCGTCGAGAATAGTTCCGCGTTGTGCAGCTGGTCCGGCCTCGCCGGGTGCGCCTTCGTATTGCCCGCACAAGGCAAGCTTCGGAAGGCTAGAGTGTCTTGGTGTTGTCATTGGTTTTGTTTTTCAAAATGAGCGACCAATCGAGCTTTTACGGTTTTCAAAACAAGCAACTGTACAAGTTTTTGAATTTTACAACGATAGTTTTTAATATCATCGTCATCCATAAATTCACGCATTGCTTCAAATTCCTTCCATAAATTGCGTCCTAAAACTATATCAACCTGCTCACTACCAAGCAGATTTAATCGGGCTAATAAGTCTGTTTCTGTACTATAAAATAAAGATTCTTCTTTGAGAGCATCTAGTTTGCGTTTAATAAGCTGGTCTACTTGCGTTTTAGTTAGTTGCATTGGTTTTGTTTTTCTTGGGTCGGCCTCCTTTGAGACCATTGCGTTTACTGGCGTTTTTGCGTGCTTGGCTTGATAGCCGAGCCTTGAGTGTTTCGAGTTGGTCTTGGAGGTTGACAGCGTGCCCCCTGGCAGTGTCTCTCTCCATTTTTAGTGTCCGCACCTGCTCGTGCATTTTGTCGATTTGCTCGTAGGTCATGCCCAGTACCTTGCACGTTTAGCCGCAGTGATGGCTACCAGCACCGCGCCGATGAGCGGGCAGAGAAGGATGGCCGCCTCGGGTTGGCCTTGGTGAGCGTGGATGCCAATAATATCGGCGACTGCGATGGCTAGGCATGCCCAGCCAATTGGGAGTGTGTGTCGTTTGGTGTTCATTGTTTTTGTTTTTGTTTGGTTGTTGCTGACGGCCTCGTCAGTGTCCGCGCGACGGACAGACGCGCCCCGGAGGGCGTTTCGGCCTAACGGACACTATAAAAGTGTCCGCTCTCAGTCGCAGCTGCATATTCGAGCACCTCGACAACTTTGACGGCACCGCTTTTTGTAGTGACCGCCACGCGGCACACGTCTGTCTCGTGTGATCCGCCGCCGATTACCATGCGGCTTTCTTTTGCGTAATCTTTTTTGGTGATTTTGCGGTCAGCGCAAATCATCCATTCTCCGTTAATGTTACGAAAAGTTGCAGTGATTGAGGAGGATGTCGTGGCTTTCATTGGATTGTTTTGTTTTAGGTTTCGTCTGACGTTGTAAAACCTAGCCGACGCCCCACGCGACGTAAACACTTTTTTTCAATTATTTTTGTACCCCTGCTAACTCACTGCGTTTACGCGCTTTCTGTTTGCGCTTTGCCGCTTTATTATTGCACGGAGTTGAACAGAACCGCGCATCTTTTTTCACGGAGTCAAACGGCGTCGCGCATTCCTCGCAAACAAACGCTATCCTCTTGCGCGTCAACTGTAAGCGTTGAAGCAGCACGCCTTTACACTCAACGCCACAGGTGCTGCGTTTCCCAGTTTCTGGTTGTTCAAATCCCAATCCGCAGACCGCGCAATCTTGAACCTTTGGAGGCTTTACAATGTTAAACTGAGGCGTCCCGGTCGGCCTTGTGATTTTGCCGTCAGCAATTGCCCGCAGCACTATCTCCCCGAGCGCCTTGTAGTTGAGCGTTTTACACGTAGGCCCGTTGTTGTAATTGCGCGGAGTCCAATGCAGTTCAGTGCCGTTCATTTTGATCATAGGGCGGCAACTAAACCCCAGACCGTAGGTACTGAAAAGCCTTATTTTTACTGGCCAGCAAGCCGGTAGTGAGGCGTGATGATCACTCTGCCGCCTGCGTTAACTGCCTTGAATTTACGCATCTCCGCATTTCGGCGCTTGAGAAGCACACGAATATTTTGGTGATCACGCCCAGTTGCCTCAACAATTTGCGCCATAGTGGCCCAGCCTTCTCCCTCAGGCGGGAAAGTCACGTTAAGCTCTTGCGCTAGCTCGGTTAGCCAGCCTACACCGGAAGTTTGAATGTCTGACTTTTGGTTTCTTTTGCTAGCCATGTTTGAGTTTCGTTGTCGCAAAATTCTCCCCACGCAAAACCTCGTGACCATGAGGTCGTTGCGCGTCTGTTTGCTGCGTAAGTCGTTAATTTTGGATCCCCCAGCCAGCCCACGCAATAGCCCGTCGGATGCGCTCTGTTGCGTCCCTCAGCCTGCGTAACTCGATGCAGGTGAGCGATGATCACCTTATTATGACTGCCCGTGGAAATGGCTTCTGCATGATCCCTTACGGCCATTTCATTGGCCATATAACCGTGACCTGCCAACGCATCGCCAAATGGATACCACCCGTGCTGGAAATCGTAGTCGATCACCTTGCATTTTAGCTCCTTAGCTCTGTCTTGAATCTGCTGGTAAACCCGAGCGGCCAGTGCTGCAACGATGGCTTTCGGTGAACTCATTAGATGCACCAGCCGCGCCTCGTGGTTTCCAAGCAAATAAACCTGTGGCTGGAGTTGCGACAGAAACGCCAGCCCGTCGTTGAGGTCGCCCTCAGGATCACACCCCTCGTCTGAGGTGCCTTGGCTGCCAGACCTAAGGCAGGCTAAGTCCAGTGCATCCCCCAAATGAATCGTAAGTGAAGGTTGAAACCGTTGCTTAAATGCCAGCACCTGACGTAGTAACGCTTGATCCGCAAGATGCCCGTGCGAGCACCCTACAGCCATCCAGCGCCGCCATTTGCGGGTAATGTTAGCCATGCGTCACGGCTAGCTGGAGAGCGTTGCAACGGTTGAGCCACCCTTTCAAAAATACGCCTTGAGTCGCGTTGCGATCCACAATCCGGCGGTAATACTCACGGCGCAAATCGATAATGTTTAGAGCGATAGCGAGCGAGTCGTTGTCATTAAGTGCGTGCTCAACGTCTTTTAAAGTCTGCGGCCCAAAACCTCCGTCCACTTTCGAGCCCACCGCTTTTTGCAGCAGTCTGGTTGCACCGCCAATGCCGATGTTTACGCAGCCGTCAAAGTGGACTAAATCGAGTGGTGCAGGCAGTTGCCCGCATTTTCCAGCCTGCCAGTATTTGCGCTCATAAATCGAACGCACCTCCTCGGCGGTTATGAGTCGAATTGATTGCGTCGGTAAGCCGCGCTCTATGCGGTCTTTGTCGTACTCGGTGTGAGTAATGCCAAAATTTGTTGCGCCGCCGCTGTCTGCGGCATCGTTGGAGTAGCCGCCCTCCTGCGACAAAACAAATTTGAGTGCAAGGCTATTCATCATCGTCCTCCTCCTCGTCTTGTCCGGCCATCATTTCCAGCCAGTTTTCCATTTGTTTCTGCCGAGCTAACACGTTGCCGTAGCCAATATTAAAAACGTCTGTATGGTCTGGCGTTTCCGCCTGCGCAAAAATTTGCACAACGTCAAAATGCTCACTAAGCGCCTGCGCAACTCGTCCAAGAAAATCCTCTTCAGTTTCGCCGGGTAGTGGAGCAATCATTTGGCTTGCAGTGCTTTATAAAACTTGTAGGCTGTGTAGCTTATGGCCAAGGCCAGCGAGCAAATGCGTAATCCTGTTTCAAACTCGCTCACGGAAATCGCCACAGCTACGCTATTTACATAGCCAACGCTAAGGATGTCGTCAATGTGTCTGCTCATCGGTTTTGTAAATGTTTAATGGCAGAGACTGCGTCGAGTAGCTCTAGTTCAAGTGCTTGATACCTAGCCGCTGAATGCCACGTTTCAACGCCCGTTGCCCGGTACGTCTGCCCCGCTTGCAGATGGAGCAATCCCGACGGCGGGTAAAGCGATCCCAGCGGCACGCGTGAAACGCTGGCGCAACCTGTCAGCAAGAGCGTCGTTGCCAGCAGTTCGAGCGGTAAGAATAGCGGTTTCGGTTTCATCGCAGTAGCGTTCGATTTCTCGCGTAAGTTGCCAGTGCGCAGCGATTACGCGCAACTGCAACCAGCTACTGAGCGACTGGAGGAGGAGTAGGACCATTGTTCTCGCCAAGGAAAATTGCTAACGCGCCTGCAATAGCCGCCACCGCGTGCGTGATCGCTTGGAACTTGGCGTCTGGCAGGTTAACGCCAACGAGCCCCAGAAGGGCCGAAAGTCCAGCGTAAGTTGAAGGTTCCTGAAGTCGTTTAAGAAGTGTTTTCATAAAATCAAACCGTAATCAGTGCCGTTTTTTTCCAAGTGTTGTTGGCCGTGCAGATGTACATAAAATTCGCATCAAACGCCATTTGCCCGGGACGACCAACAGCCGTTGCCGTTGCGGGCACTGCGCCTGTGCCGCCAGCCGCGCCGTTGATAAATGTGGCTTTAATGCAACGAATCTGCCCAGTAATCGTCGTGGAACTAACAGTTTGCGACGCTGAAACTGTGTAGGTTCCTGTGCCGCCCGTGCCCGTGCCTAGCGCGGTGATGGTTGTCCCAGCCGTTACACCTGTGCCGCTGATGAGCATCCCCACTTGAATAACGCCCGTTGGCGATCCCGTCACGGTTAAAACCGTTGTGGCAATTGATCCTGCAAATGTTGCGCCCGTTGTGACGTACTCGTTGGTCCCATCCCACTCCACGCTATGTGCCTGCGGTATGGTCATTAACGTGCCAGCTTGAAAAGCAAATGGCACTGCGCCTGATCCTAATGATCCAGCTTGAAACGTATTTTTGCCGTTAAACGTATTACCGCCCAGCACCGCATTGTTTGATGTTCTGGCAGTTATTTGATACGCGGAGATTGCAGTTGTTCCTACAACAATGTCCCCAACGGCACTTTGTGCGACAACAGTCCAAGCGGAATGCCACCTCGTTGAACCGAAACGCACATACGCCGACATAGGTTTTACTGTGCCAGAATACCAAGACGGCCTCTGAAAAACCGCAGATACTCCAGTTGCCCCGGCTGTTACGAGTTGCCAAAAGCCATTTTGCGCCGAAGCCCCGCTTTGATTCGTGAACAGGACTATGTCACCGACTGCGGGAGTGTACGTTTCAACTGTAAAAACTCCTGTTGCAGTGACGGTTAGCGTGTGTGGTGTCACGCCGGTATTCATCGTTGCCGCTGTAATGGTTGTATTAACAACTTCAGCGTAGCGGAATCCTGCGCTGCCCAGATTTGTCAGCGCATCACCTGCGCTGGTTGCTCCAGTGCCGCCATAAGCCACTGCCAGTGTACCAGCACTGACATCAGCCACACTCATCGGCTGAAGGCTCACATTCGTGCCATCAGAGCGGAAATGATAGCCGCTAGTACCCGTGAGCGACGTTGCGGATATGGCGTTTAATGCGCCCTGCTGCGATGTTGCCCCGGTGCCTCCCTGAGCTAACGTCACAGCCTGAGCCGTAGACAACGCTCCCAGCGATGCTGCGGTGATTGCCGCCACCTGTGCGGTGCTTGCCGCCCCTGCAATTTTACTCAACGCAATACCAGCCGCTGCGTCAACGTCAGCGTCAACTAACAGGCTTGCAGGCGACTGCAAAACCCCGCTGGAGTTCTTCCAAAGCCCGGTGCCGCCAACAAGCGGTAGCGAAGTATGAACGTGCGAAGGAGTTCCGTCGCCAAACTGTGCGGTTACGTTGTGATTATTGCCAGTAGCATACGCTTCAATGGCAATGTAAATTCGATCCGTAAGCGATACGGTTGTCTGCTGCACCAGAACTGAAAGCGAATACTGCGCAGAGCTATTGTTAATGACCTGCCCACCAGAGGTGCCCAAAAGCGTTAGCGTGGTGCCGTTGTAAATGTAAGCAAGAGCGCGTATTGACGTGCCTGCCGATGCGTTTGCGTTGCCGTATGCCCAGAGGTTGAAATCCCACAGGCCTGCGGGGATGGTCGTGGTTGCCGGATCCACAGGTGCGGATTCTGAGACAAATCCAGCCACCAGCACCCAAGTGTTTTGCGTCAGCGTGCCCGTTGTAACGGTCGTCTGCCCAGTCTCACCAGTGCGTCCCAGTTGATGTGGCGTCGCCGGGATGTTGGTTGTCGGTGCGTCAGCCGCCGTGCCTTGGTTGAGGTAGTACGTCAGCCCGTTAGCCCCACCCCCGCCGCCCGTGGACGCCGTTGCTGGTGCCCATTGAGTGCCGTTCCATGCAAGTACCTGCCCGCTGGTTGGAGTTGTTGCTGCGATAGCCGAGCCTTGGAGTGCCACAACCTGCGCTGACACTGCGCCAGCCGCGAGCGTTATGTCACCGCCGAGTGCGGGGATCTGCGATGTAGTCAGGTGCCCGCCTGTTAGTGATGCAAAGCCGGATTGTGCGCTTGTGGGAATTGCGCCGATGCTCGCCGGAGTAATTGCCGCCACCTGCGCAGTTGTTGCTAGCGACGCTAGCTGACTCGTTGGGATCGCGCCAACATCGCCCGCCGATGGCATGGCGTGAACGTGGTCAGCGCGGGAGTAGCTCTGCGACGTACCAGCCGCTGCGATGCCAAGTGCCTGCGGTGCTGACGTGCTGCCAGCGTTGAGCATTGCGCCTGTTGGTTTTGTGAGTGACATAATTAGAAATTAGGCAAAGCGATTCCAATAAGTTGCGTTTGTAGGATATGTTCCAGTGCTTTCGGCAACACAAACATAAGCTCCCACATCTCCCCCTCCACTCCCGTCGTAATATGCAACTTGAAATGGATAATAAGTTGTTCCACTGCTCCATGTTCCAGCCCAATCAAAGCCTTTTGCTAAAAGTTTCCATTTCGCATTTATTGGAGGAGGAGATTGACTTGGAGAACCTAAAATTAAAACATAACTTGATCCTTTGTAAGTAACTACATCATTTACTAGGTATGTGGAAGTTCCAGCAATCCATTCTCCTTTGTATGTGAAAACACTTGATCCTTGCGGCCCCGGATCACCCTGTATTCCCTGTATTCCTTGCTCACCCTGCGGGCCTTGAATTCCTTGCTCTCCTTGTGGACCTTGAATTCCTTGCTCACCCTGCGGACCTTGAATTCCTTGCTCTCCTTGCGGACCTTGTCCCCCCTGTCCTCCTTGCTCTCCTTGCGGGCCTTGCGGTCCTTGCGTTCCATTTGACGGTTCCCACTGATTGTTTGCTTGTGACCACGCAAGAACTTGTGTATCGTTTGGTAATGTAGCTGCTACCGCTCGCAACTGCAACGATACCGCGTCGGCTGGCTGAGGTGCCCACCACGTCGGCGATGTTGCCGGATCGTTTCCCGTGTTGGAATTTTGGATGCAGATCCAAGTTTCCCGCTGCGAAGTTGCCACAAGGTCGCCCTCGGTGTATGTCGCGCCAGCCGCCCACGCACGCCCGCCGATGTCAGTGCCACCACCGCCGCCGCCCTCGCCCTTAAGTATCGCCCGCACGCTGACAGCCGCGCCCGCTGGCGGCGCCTCGCTAAACGTCAACGTGGTGCCCGCCACCGTCCACCCGCTAGGCTGGTCGATGCCGCCGACGCTGACGAGATACCCACCCGCGTCCGTGCCTGTGCCGCCCGCAATGGTGAACGCAACCGTCGAGCCGTCGCCCGTTCCAAGGTTGAGTGTCGTCCCCGCCGCAACAGGGATGCCGATGCGCACCACGCCGGGGTCAGCGCCTAGGTAGACGTTACCAGTGGTGGTGTTTACGGCTAACTCGCCCAATGTGAGCGAGGTAGGATAACCAGCGCCCGTTATGGCGTTGCGCTTGGGAACGACTGGAACGATTGCGTTGGACATGGTTTAGTAAGTGCCGCCTGTGATCGTATCGATTGCGAGAATGCCAGAACCGTCGATTGCCAAGCCAGCGCCAACCTTAATGCCGCCGAGTTGCGACGTCGTAGCCGCTGGAAGCGTGTACGTGCCTTGGATAGCTGACAGGATGCCGCCAGCAGTGATCGAAAGATTAGCCCCAACGCTGATTGCTCCCAACTGCGCAGTCGTCGCAACTGGCAACTGCGAGCTAGTCAACACGCCTGCGCCGTTAAGCGTTGCAACGCCGTTAAGTGCTCCGAGTTGAGCCGTGGAGATTGCGCCAATATTGGCGGGCGTCAGCGTAACGTTGCCGTTTACTGGGCCCACGCTGTTGACGCTGATGACCTCGGACGTTGCACCGTTAATCTTGTCCCAAGTGGTTCCGTTGAACGCAAGGATGTCTCCAGCGATAAACGATGTCTTGCCGTCGATGGCAGTGCCGACAGTCGCTGTGTTGGCTGCAACGTAGTAATCGCCAGTCTTAGCCGTGCCGCCACCAACAACGCCGCCGGATGCGATTACAGGCGCGGTGTTAACGGTCCATGCGCCTTTGAAATGCAACTGCCCGACAACGCTCGGAGGCAATTGCGCGACAGCAATGTAGCCCGAGCCGTCAAGCTGCGGGATGCCGCCAGCAATAGCGGACTGCGTTAGCCCGGGAATCTGCGAGGTAGCCAACGTTCCAATCTGCGCCGAGCTAATCAGCCCCGCGCCAGTAAGCTGAGGAACGCCATTAGCCACTGCCAGCGTGGTGAGCTGCGACGTCTGCACGCTGCCCGCTGTAACGTCTACGGGAGCCGCTGCGTTGCCTTGGACAAATAACCGACCAGTGGCGGTGTTGACAGCGATTTCGCCCAACGTCATGCCCGTAAGAGCCGTTGGTGCTGCGGTTGACAGTGCGGTCGCGTTGATGCGCGGGACGATTGGGACAATTTGATTACTCATGGGTAATTAGTAGGTGCCTGCGGTGGTAGTCATGGGCACCCATTGAGTGCCGTTGTAAGTGAGAGTCTGGTGATTTGTCGGCGCAACGTCGGCGATTGGGACGCCCTGCAATGAGGTTGCGTCGGTGCCCGTGCCGCCCGAGCCAGGGAGCCCGGGAATGCCTGTTAGAATTTCGATAGCGACAATGCCGCATTCAGTTGAGCAGCTCATTTGGTTATAGTTATGCGGCCAATAAGAAGCGCGAGCCTAAGCCCGTCCTCGATGCGCGTAGCCCACAGCCTTAGCGTCGCAGTCTGAGCGGTTAGCGTGCCCGTGATTGTGTGGCTTATAAAAATGCGAGCGGTGACATCGTCACAAATTTGGATCTGTGGAGTCGCCAGTGCCGAGCCATTAGCAGCCGTTAGCGTCGCGTCAAAATCGTATGGTGCTAGCGGCAGGTGCCCGCCCGAGTCGTCCTGTAAACGGAACCCCACAAACCAATCCGCGCCTATTGTCAGGCTTTGCGCTGTGCGTGCAGGCGTCATACTATTGGGGTGCGTGTAAAGCAGAATCGCAACAACCGCTAACCGCCTGCGCGTGTTGCGGCCAAGCCCGCTCCCACCGAATTTCGTCCGTTGCCGATGGATGCGCCCCGATAGGACACAGCGGAACGTCATCAAAAAGGCTACCAGTAGCCTTGCAGCCCTCGCGCTGGGAGCAAGTCTGGCAGACGCGGAAACGCTTGTCAATCAGCCAGCGAGGGAGGGTCATCGGTCTTCGTAAGTGATGGTGTAGGTAATAGTGGATTCAGCTGATCTTTGGAGAAATGGACCGTCATAACTCTTTGAAGCAGTAGACGTCGCTATTAATAACCCGTCATTAGCTGTAATTGTTGTCTTAAAATCAAACGGGTATAACATAAATCCCGCAGCAAATGGGACAAAAAACTCTGACATTTCTTCAAAGCCTGTTTGATAAGGAAAATACAACTGGTAAGGCATTACATCTTTACCCTTGTATATTTTTGAAATTGCGTCAATTAACTGCCCACATCCTTTTTGTTTGTTGTTAAAATATTCAAAAAGAAAAAACTGATCATAAAATTGATATAAAAATTGATCGGGAATTGGTAATGGATCTGGAAGTGGAGTCGGCGGGAATTTCTCCCAGTCATTAAATAAAAAATTTCCAAATTTATCAACTTGCTTCAGAGTGTCAGACTTTTTAATTGACCTTCCATAAGTGTCGTAATAAAGCCCGCCATCTGGCGTGTACACGTCTGATATTTTTCTTCCAGAAAAAACACTAGGATTTCCGTAAATAATTGCTGTTCCAGATGTGTTGTCTGGAGCACCTGGAACACTGTAAGTGGTCGACGTAGAGCATTGTATGTGATCAGTAGAATTTTGAGGATTTGTTAAATTAAAATTGATACCACACTGCGCTTGGCCTCCACAATTTATTCCGCGCCCCCCGGCAATTTTTAAAAAATCTGTCCATTTTTTCTTTGTCTCAAATAATGTTGGAACAGTTCGTGGGTCTGCTTCTGGCTCAGGATCATTGGGCGCTTTTGGAAAATAAACAGGCATTGCCGCTGGCAAATATTGTGCTAGCCAATTTTGATAATCATCTTGAGATTCAAAAATAGTTTCATTTGGACTCAGAACAAATTGTTCTTTGTCTAAATTTGGAGGAATGTCAGTTTCTTTGTCTTTAAAATAATAAGGTCCCGTAATAGGTAAATTATTTAAAAGTGGAATAAATGGTTGGCGAGAACGTAATTGGTCAATTAGCGGAACTGCCTCAGCAACGTCATATGGTTGATCTGCGTAATATTCTGGCGGAGGCGCATATCCTTGCCCTTGTCCCATACTCGGAAATGGGTATCCCGCCGAAAAATCCCGCCGGATAGCAGTATCTATATTTTTATGAGCCCAGCCTTCTGCTAATGTTGCTTTTTTTGCTGCTAAAAGTTTTGGGCAACTTAACTCTCGTTTTGTAAAATCAGTGAAAATCTCGCCTGCTTTCCATGTGCCAGCGTAGTTGTCCTCAATCCGTCGATCTGAAGTGGTCATGGTGGCTTTATAATCAAGGCTCACTTCAACCTTAAATTTTTTAAACAACAATCTGCCCTGACAGTTTTGCGCGTTCATGAACTAGGTGGCGAGTCCGGCGGCAACGCCAAATCACAAACGCTTGGGCTAGGTGCGCTGCATAAGTTTCTGATGTTTTGAATCTGATAACCGTCGACAGTTGTCGTAAAAATATACGCAATTGGATAGTAAGCGTAGGTCTCATCTGCCTCAGGAATGTCGTTTGAGATTTCAAACGAAACGCTCTGAATTGCCGTATCATCCTGCACAAAATCAACCTTCATGCAAACCCAACCGTCCGTCCAATCAATTGAAATTGGCGGATCATTCGTGGGCACCATTCCATCCGGAAGCACTGGAGGCATTCCGACTAATCCCCAGGCGATGCTGATCGCCCACTCTTCGGGAGACTTATTGGCTTCCGTTACCAAAAAGGGACACACGGTTGCGCCTCCGCCGCCGCCACTTGTCGCCGACGGGATTGACAAACTCCATCCGCTCGGTGATTGGTTAAGCCTGTAACCCACGCCGCTGTTGGGTTTTAGTCGCGCCATCTCGTTGCGCAGTGCTTCGAGTTCAGCCCAGCCTACAGGACGCCCCCGCTGAAATGGTGTTGAGACGATTGGGCCAGCCATAAAATTAATCGATCACTCCGTATAAGAAAGCATCCCATTTGCCCGCGGCGCTATCGCCAACCTTGCCTTGGCCATCCGAGCCCATCCATTCATAGGTGTTGCGCCATTTGGTTCCCTCTTGATTCCCCTTGGCTCCGCTCAAAATAAAGTTGCGTCCTCCAACCAATCCCTCACCAATGCCCGGAATGTTTTGCCACCCAGTATCAATTTGTCCGACTTTAGATTGATCAGGCGGTCCCTCTTCTAAAGCAGTGTTACGGAGCGTAATACGCGGCGCAAGATATGACTCAATACCAGCTCGCCAGCGTGGCCAAAATGATCCCGCAAATACCGTATCTTGCTCAGTTTCTGGCCGCCAATCGGATGGCTTAAATTTGCCGTTAATTCCATTCTTTCGCCATTCGGCCCAATTGTTTTTGAGATCCTCAGGAAAATCAGCAAACTTTGCGTGCGTCTCTAGCGGCTCGGTCGTTAGCGAGCTGTCAACGCTCCCTTGGTATTCTGGCGTTGACTGGTCGCCTCCAGCGTATTCTTCGACCAGCGTATAAACGCCGTCTGCGTGCGACAACCGCCACGAGCGCGCATCTTGCGACGGACTAAGTTCTTCAAACGCCTCTTGCGTTATGGTATGCGTCAGAATCTTCTGAACGTCCATCGTGGACTCGGTGCGTACTACTGTTGCCATAAAATTAAGCTAAAGCTCCGTAAGGTGTGACCCCCATTTCGCGGGTTGTCAGCGCGGTCGCAATTACGCCTAGAAATTGATTTGACCGTTTTTGCTCGTCGAGTTGCTGTCGCGAATAGTCTATTGCCGCGCCTCCGATCATACTTCCCCCACCACCAACCTTTTGTAGGCTAGAAAGTTGATTTCCCATACTTGTAAATCCTCCTTCTTTTCTTGTAATGCCTTCAATGCCTAAGCCTGCGGGCTTTTCAGTCGTCAGCTTTTCACGAGTTGCCGTTTGCGTCTCGGTTGCCTGCGCTTTGAGTTTGTCGATCAAATCGCTAAATGCCGTGCTCTGCTCCATTTGCGGTGCAACCTCGGATGCCGTTTTTGCAGCGTTGGCAATGTTTGCGGCGGAGTCTGCGAGCTTTGGCAGTAACACCGCCGAGCCTGCGGACGTATTGCCAGCGCCTCGGGCAGATACTTCTGCGCCATAAGCCGCTGCGGCTTCAGATGCTTTTAACGCGCCTGCCCCAATCACTGGCACGTCTTTCCACATTGCAAGAATCTTGGCGATTCCGGTGACCATGAACCCGATAAACTGTTGCGCGATTCCCACAAGTGTTGTGAGTAGTCCCCCCCAGAAATCCAAGCTCGTAAATAATGAAAATTCTTCCAGCCATAATTGCATGATTCCAGCAATCGCCGCCGATAACACCGACGAAAGTACGTTTACGGAGGCTATAAACGCCGCGTTAAGCGATTCCATTACAAGCGTTCCCAGCGTGCCAGACGAAAACGCCTCCAACACAATAGCAACTACGCTGCCGATCTGCTGCCCAAGCCCCGATAAGTCAATGCCGTTGAATGCCTCCACCGCTGAAAGAATCATCGGGGCCACCTCGCTAGCCATCCCCACAAATAACCCTTGCAGTTTAGTTGCAGCCGTTCCTAAAACGTCTGTGATGCGATCAAACACTCCGGCATTATCGCGCATCAATCGTGCTTGGTTGCCAACGGCTGCGGCTGCGTCATCAAGTCCCCCGGCGGCAAATAACGCTAATGCTCGGCCTCCGCTCTTGCCAAATATTTCCATCGCAATCGCTGCCTTCTGCGCAGGATTTTGGATTTTAGAAATAGCCTCTCCAACGGCCTGCAACTGCTCATCAGCGCCCATTCCTGACAATTCAGCCGCCGACAATCCGAGACGCTGGAATACCTCTGCTGCGGGCCCGCCAGCGGTTGCAGCGCCCACGATGGCTTTCTGCATTTTATTAATGACTGGCTGTACGTCCTCGGCACTCATGCCCGCCTGCTTAAAGGCAGTCTGAAGCACCATCAACTTGTCAATAGCAATACCCGTCTGCTCGCTAAGGTCAACGAGCGCCCCGCCAGCTTCCATTGCCGAGTACATTCCGGCTACAGCCGCGCCAGCCGCCGCCGCTGCCGCACTAAGGCCCGCCATGATTGCGCCGCCTGCAATGCTGCCGAGGGATGCGCCAAGTGACTTTACATCATTTGACGCTTTTTTGATGCCGTTACTAAAACCTGTGACATCGATATTTAATGCTGCTTCAAAAGCCATAAATTAACTCCTTTGCCCCCATTGAATTGCGCTTGGATCCACTTTACCTTTTGCCAGTGCCGCAATGATTTGCCTACGCATCGCGTCAGCCTGCCGCCCGAAAGCACGGTTTAGTACTTTTTGAATGTAGCTAGAGTCTGAATGATTGGAGGTGTTTTTTGCCTCAATCTTGAGTTTTGTGTCAGTAGTTGCAAATTTGTAACTGCCAGAATTTTTTGACTTCAGCCGTGCAATCCAGTCAGGATACTTTACCCCGAGCGCATCCGCTGCCGTAGCCCACCCTGCCGCTGTAACGCCGACGTGCTCAAGTAGCTTTGCGCGGACTTGCTCCAACTGCGACTTGAGTATCGGTCGCCTTTTGTCAACGTACGGCTTTTTGCTTGGTCGTTGTTGACGCTTGTACCAGGCTAACGCGGCAGAAACGCCACCGCTGGGGATTTGGATTTTGCGCTTGGCTAATTTCTCCAAACTTAACGCGTCTGAGATCGGCAAAAATGCTTTGCCCGTGTCGCGTTTAATTGCTGCCTTTGCTGCTCGTAGCCCCTTCGCAAAAGACGTGTCTGACATTGGAGGAGTCAGCAAAAAGCATTTTGCCACAACGCCCTTGAATTGCTTTTGCGTCACTACAGACGCCTCGCGTTTACTCGTGCGCAGGACGTTGCTAAGCCACCGTTGAAACTGCTCTTGCTGGTAATTGACCCTAATCGTTGCACTCATCGGCAGATATAGTTGAGCAGAAATCTAGCAGGCTCTTAAACTCTTCCACTGAGTTTTGCTTCGGTTTGATAGTCCATGCCCCGTTCGCCCACAAAGACGCGTGAAGGTACCGCAGAGCGCGATGGTAAGGCAGCTCCCAAAGGATCTGATGCTCGGTGAATCCGTAATTTGTGGCCAGAGCGTAGACATAACTTTCGATTACGTCTGGCCGACAAAGTTTTTTGGTGCGTCAGATTTTCCGTGTGATGGACGGTCAACCACTTCAACTGCATTTGCTTTTGCTTGGTCCGAGATTCGATGAATTTCTGCGACCATTTCAGACGTTGCTTCAATTGGAATTTCAAACCCAAACGCTCGCGCATCATCAACAGCGGTGCCGTTGCGTAGTGCTTTGAGTACGTCGCCGAGTGGTTTAACGTGGATCCACGCAAACGCAATTAGCTGCTGCTCGGCCTCACCGGGATCTTTGCAGAGTTCGCCAGTCGTAAACATCGTCAGACCCATTTGTTCGCACGCGGCTTTGGATCCAAGCGTAAACGGACGGAACTGCATTCCGCCAATAGTTTTCTCACCGTCTAAAAAGTCGTTAATCATAATTCAGCGAGGATCTTTGCTTTCTTGGCCTCGGGCAAATCTGGGTGAATTACCGCAACCCGGTTGCCCCGACGGATAAGCACGGCAGGTTTTTCATCGCGGATCCACGCTTTCAGCCGCACCATGTTATCGCGAAAAAGCCGCATGTAAGAAATCGGGTGCTCAGGGTTTTGGTCGCACCACTCGCGAGAGTTCCACGAATTTCGGAACTCCTGAAACTCCATTTTTTTGCCGTTGAAATCAGCAATTTTGCCGCTGTCGATGTGATACGTCATCGTCTGTCGCGGCCCTTGCTCGGAGTCCTCAACGGTCCATGAGTACGGATCCTCCTGCAATAAACTGCCGCCACAAGTCAACCAGGCTCCGATGAGGTCGGTGTTAGGTGACTTGAGCGGGTGCAGGTTGTCTTTTATAAAATCAATGGTCTGTCCAATCTTCATAAATACTTCTAATCTAGCAATTAGGTAGCGTGCACGTAGCCTGTGCCCGAGTAACTAAATCCGTTCCAATCCTCGTTGGATTCCGAGTTTGTGGCATTTGTGATGATAATTTTTCCAGTCACGCCAGTCGGTGCGCCCGTGCTGCCTCCAGCGGACACAGGGCAGGTACCTTTACCTTTGACGGTAAACGAATAGGAATCATCAACACTACGAGCCGCAGAATGATGACCATCCGACGTGATAAGTTGTTTGAGGTCGGCTTTATGCTCAACGTCAACAGACTCAATCAACGTGCCTGTGATTTTAGTAATTCCAAAAGTTGAAGGCATAATTTTTTAAAGGTAAAGTGTTCCCGTGATTTCGCTTGTGGAGAAGTCGTCGTTGCTCTGCGAGAACTTAGAACTCGTGATTGAGAGCGCGGTAAAGTTTCCAGTCACAACCGTAGATAAGCCCGCGTCGCCCTTGGTCTTGACGTTAACGGTTGTCGTGCTGCGCGGCTTGGGAATCGCCTCAGCAATTTGCCCCAATTCGTTTTTGATCGTTGCCACTTCTACATCCACCGATTCTTCAGAAGATTGAAGATATCCGGTCGGAGCGGTTAATCCAAATGTGCCTAATACGCCAAATGATGCCATAAAATTAAACAGGTGAAAATCCAACTATGTACTGCAATGGTGTCTGCCAGTGTCGCTCGGCGTGCGCGGAATCATCTGATACCGCTACAATGCCAGCGAGCTGCACGACGGGTGACCTAATCGAAATGGTGCGCATAAACGAATCCACGGCCGCTACAAACGCAAGGTGAGCCGCTGGCGTTGTGTCGTCGGCTTGCGAAACTGCAATGACGGTTAACTGCCCGCGCCCAAGCGGCGAGCCAACAACGGAGTCCGAGCGGAGCTGCAACAAAATGGCTGGCGAGGTCACGCGCTCGTTGTCCTGCGGCTCCCCGACGTAAACGTCGGGAAACTCTAACTTGAGCGCGTCTGCAATGGCTGCGGATAGGATGCCGCCAATCATCGGGAGACGTCCTCCAAATAGATGCTCCATGCAGTCGGATGATCCGCTGTACGCACAATACGACGCTCGATGCCCCGGATGGTCAAGCGGTCGCCTTTCTGCGGTGTTGGAAAGCCACGTTTTTGCATGTAGATTTCGCAACTGATATGCGTTTCAAACCCGCCAAAATTAAGAACTTCGGACGTGTTAGTTTCGTTGATCACGCCCTTGTAAGTGTTTCCAAGGTAGTCAAATTCCTCGCCCATAAAGTCGAGACTCTGGGCGAGTGCATTAGCTGCGGTATCAAACCACATTCCCATTAGTCGGTTTTCTTGCGCTTGGCAGCGGGTGCCACAGGCTGCGGCTTGTTGCGTTTTTCGCGGTCAGGTTCGGCTAGAATAAACAGTCGAATCAAGCCGGCGTCGTCGCATGCCTTGTAAAGTTCGACTGCCTCGCCGTAATTGTCGGAGGTCAAAATCACTTCGTTGTCGCGGGTGACGATTGTCAGTTTTGCGCTCATAATTGGGGATAGTTCAAAGGGGCGAGGGTTATTAAGCCCCCGCCCCGATTAAGTTTACGATTAAGTTTACTGAGAAACAATACGCACGCCCATTTCAGAGCGCCCCTTCTGAACGCCAAATAGTACACCTAGGGAATACCATAATTCTGCTTGGCGATTATCATACGCCCTTCTCATTTGTACGGGCAGGTTGATGCCAGGTACAACAACGTCAGCGATTTCGGTGCCGGTCTGTACAGCGCCATCAGCGTTAACGCTGCGAGCGGCCATCAAGAGCGCGGATTTATGGAACGCAAACCCTGCGAGGTATTCGCCGTTTGCGTCTGCCAACGTGCTTTCGTAGACATCAAACCCAGCAACGCGAGGAATGAAGCCTTCAGCTTTTTGCGCAATGAAGCCGGGAAACTCAGCCGTGTTCAACGACTTGAGCAGGCTAGCAAAATACGCTGGCGAGAGAACCACCGCGCGCCCCTGTTGAGGAGCGCCAGCAAGGTTAAGCTGCGCACGAAGGTCGGCGAGGTCGTTGCGGTCGAAGTTTGCGGCCGTCGAAGTCAGCGGAGTCGAGGTAAAGTTTGCTGCGGTAATCAGATTCCACAATGCGCCAAACACGCTCTCACCAACGGCTTGCATTGCTGGCTGCACAAATAAATCGTTGAGGTTGATGGAAGATTTAGAACGCTCAAGATCGTTGAACCCGTAGACAAATCCGGGGTAACTATCCAGCGTGATGGTCTTTGCAACCGTCTGAACGCCAGTGCTAGAAAACCCGGAGGAAAGATCCTGAGCTGTGACGTTTACGGGATAACGAGTTGTGATGGATGCGCCACGGTCAGCGATTTCAGAAGAGAAATCGTAGGTGATGCCGCCGAGTGGAGCGAATAAGGCTTGAAGTGCAGGAAGTGATTCCTGTGCGATTTGAGCGAGGTTTACACCTGCGATTGTGTTGGACATATAGTGTTAGTTTAGAGTGGTTTAGCTGCGGAGGGTGTCACGATGCTTCGTATAAAATTCGTTACGTGCTTCAACGGGAAGCGCGTTGTATTCGGCCCAAAGTTCCTTTGCCGTCTTCGGTGCGCCTTCAGCCGCAATGATTGCGACGGGCTCTACTCCAAGATTTGCGACAATCGCATTAGCCTTAGCAGCGGCATCGAGTTCGGCAGCGGCCATAGTTGCGAGCGTTGCGGTGTGCTCGGCGGTAAGCGATTGGAACGCCAACACTGCTGCGCTTAGGTCGGCCTGCGTTGCAGATAGTGCGGCTAAAGTGGCCGTGTGTTCTGCGGTGAGCGCGTTAAACGCCTGCGCGTCAGCACGGGCGACAGTCAGCGCCTCAAGCGCCTCGGCGAGGGTATTAGGAAGCTCCATATACCAATGCCCGCGACGTAAAGCAAAAACACCGCGCGAGCGTGGAACTCGGGCGGCGGTTAAGGTGAAATGAAGGACATCAACGCTAACCCACAAGCGCCAACAGTCGCGCGTAGGCTAACTCTTCAGTGGCTACCTTGTCAATCAATTTGTTTAACAGTGCGCGGCTTGCAAGAAACGCCTGTCCGCGCATTGCCTCGGCGGGCACGTTTCGGTTTCGCAACACGTTAGAGCGAAAGAGTTCAAAGTTGTCTTGGACGTACTCGGTGAGCGACGCACGTTGAGCAGCCGTAAGCTCCGGCCCCATCATCGCGCCCTTAAGATCGCCCTCGGCGTTGGTTATTGGATCCCATTCCATGCCCTCCTCAGCCCACATTGCGGACGTTGAAATCCACGGAATGATGGCCCCGATGCTGCCCACGGTTGCGCTTGGTGACGCCCAGATTTCGCGGCATGACACAGCGATGTTGTACGCCGCAGAGCACGCAAGCCCATCGGTGTAGGCGAGTGTTGGGATCTGGCGCGAGATTACTTGCAGCGCGTCGGCCACTTCAGAATTGCCATTACAAGCGCCGCCGGGAGAATCAATCTCCAGCCAAATTCCACGGCAGCGTGCCTCCATAGCGGCTTCAAGCTCGTCCTCAATGTCTTCATAATCGGTTGCGCCACAGCATTTTTCTATAGGGGAAATATCGCGTGCCAATGTGCCGCAAATCTCGATGTGCGCAATGCCGTTAGCGTCAATGGTCATCTCCTCGCGAGGATTTACCATCATGCTCATGTCTGGCATTTCGTGGTAATCGCCGTTAATGCGAGGCTTCAAGATGCGATCGATTGCCGCAAATCCCGCAGGGGAAATAAACCACGGTTCGCCGTAAACTTTTGAAATAATGCGGGAAAAGCTCATGGAGTTGGTAGCATGTCAGGCGGTTGCCCGTTAGGTGTGAGGATCCCGAAAACACTTCGTGGCAGATTACTGCGCTCCATGCGTGCGCGGATATTAAGCTCGTCTTGCTCGATGGCGTCGAGGTGCTCGTCAATCGTCAGCCCACCCTCGCCCAGGATCTCGGACATTGAACGCATGCCCGCACGATAACCTTCAATAGCGTCTCGCGAGGCGTAGCCGCTGTCAGCGGTAAGGCGTGGAGGCGAAGTAAAACGGAACTGGTATGCGCCTCCCTTGTCTTTGTCCGCACCTTTGTAAGCTGGGAGCAACCCAAGCTCAACAGCGCGAGCCACTGCAAAAGCACAACGCCGTTTGCACGCCTGCGATAGGTATTGATGCCGATCGGACGTTACGCGGTTGACTTGTTCCAACACAATCCGAGCGTTAGCCCCGCCCATTTTGTCGAGCCCCCAAACGTATTCCACGGGCCAGCCCATCGCAAGGCACGCGTGTTTGATAAGACGCTCTTGCAATCGGTCTTGTGCCTCGGACGGAATCTCCGACTTAAGCTGCGTTACGCTTTCGCCTGGTTGAAAATATTGGATTGTGCCGCCCTGCATTTGTTCCATTCGGATGCCAGTCGGATTGATAGACGCCTGCTCGGAAAGCGCGTAAGCGGGATCGCTAACGTCGGCGATGCCCGTCTGGTTGGTAACGACTAGGCCGATTTTAGCGGCCATCTGCGACGCAACGCGGATATCGTTTCCGAGCGTTGCCAAACACCGAAGGTCGAGAATGGCTGGCGCGAGTGCCGAGATACCGCGAGCCTGTCCGACTTCGCGCGGATCACGGGTTAATTGTGCAGCTGTTGATGGAATGTCGCGGTCATCTGCGGGTGTCTTGCCGAGAACTCGATACGCCACAGCCCGACCGAGACGCGAGAGGATGACGCCGTTGACCATTTCAAGCCCGGCGTATGGGCCTTCAGTCAGCGGCCCCGTCATAAGATCCCGCACGCCCATTTGATGCCACGGCACCTGTTGAAGCTGCGGGAAGCCCGTTGCAGTGGTCGTCAAAATTGTTAACATGTCGCCGTCGCGGTCGATGCCGACGGACTCAAGGAATAACCCATCCCACCACGAAGAGCCGTCAACGTAGCAGATTTGCATCCAATCGTTTAGCCAAGCCTCGGCGAGTTTGCCCCATGCCTTATCTTCGCCCGTAAAAATTGGACGCATGGCCTTGCCGATTGTCAGAAATGCCCGCTGATCAATCGCCCCGTTGACCACGCCCACGTTCCAATAAAGCTTTCGCGCTGCGCTTGTTAGCGTGCGCCATTCACCGACGGGTAACTCTTGGTTAATCCCTTGCGTGTGATTCTGTTGAAATGGTTGCAGCCCCCACGCTCCGCCTTCCACAAGTCGCTGGCGACGATATACATCATATTCCGAGCGCACGCTTGGCACGGTCGGTTTGAAAAGTGTTTTGAGTCGTTGCAACAGGCTCATACAAATCGTGCGGTCGTCCGCGTTACAGGTGCGCAGATCCCGCGCTCCTTGTGCTCAATCGCGGTCTGCGCGTACATTTGAATATCCAGCGCACTAAGTATCGTCCCGATACCAAAGGTAAACGAAGAGCCGTTGACTGTGGACCCGATTAGAACCCCTTGCCCGCCAACGCTTAAATCAAAGCGCCCATCCCGCAACTCGTAAAGCTCCTCGGTAGACCGGGAGAGAAAGACTTTGAGAATGATGCGAAAAACAGCCGTCACAATAATAAGCCCAGCGTAAAGCAAAAGGGGCGCGGGCCAATGACCTCCCGCGCCCCCAAACAAAAACAACCCAGCCCAGAGACTACTCGGTTGCCTGCGGTTCGTCAACAACATCCTCGCTAAGATCCGGCAACGCGCCTAACATCATGGCAACGACAACCTGCATTGCCTCGCAGTCCCAAAGGTGATTCGGTCGATGGGTTTTTGTCCACCGTTTGCGGGTACGTTTGGTGATTTTGTCCACCACGTCGCGTTTCCGCTCACTGTTAAGATGCAACAGGTACTCACGCGGCACGTCGTGTGGAAACTCCCACGTAGGCGAGCCGATGGTGCGCAGGCGAGCCAGGACGTCTTTAACCGGGTCCGACGCCCAATGAAAAAAAAGCACCATTGCAGAGCGGCCTGTCTGTTTGCTCTTAGTCGTGGGCGCCGGGACGTAATCTGGCTTGGAAAACAACCGTCGCACCGTCCGGCCTTGTTTGTTTTTGCTGGAAAACCAATCCTCGCCGCGTCCAATGAGCGCCGTCCATCCGTACTGTGCGCAGCGGTCGTACACAACGCCGTGAAACGAATTGCCCGCATCCATGCACGTTTTTTTGTCTGCGACTTTGTAGCGCGTTTGGATCTCGCGCAATTTGTCGAGCGTTAGCACGCGCCCGCAATAAAGCAGCCGAGATGTCCCAGAATTTGTCCACGCTCGGATAACCGCCCAGTAATGGTCCTGTTGAACGTCGATGGTCATCAACCGGATCATCTCGTCTGCAATCTGCCGCCCATCCTCCATGTCGGCAGCGTTGTAGTCAGCGGCTTCCATCTCAACGCTCGGCAACTCCAGTTCTTTTGGCCACGGTTGCGCCAGTTTCTTCATTTTGAAATCCTTGAGCGGTTCCAGCAACCCCAAGTGCTTGGCGTCGTTTGCGCGGACCCAGCTAATAACGAGATCCGCCCATTTGATCCACCACACGCACTGCGCGGGTAGCCAGTAACTAACATGCCCGTCCATTGCGTCGCCATCCTCAGCCACCCAGCGTGAGCGGTCAGCTAGTGCGCGGCGTGCCTGCGTTGTGTCAGCGGTAACGTGCTCGCAGTGCGGACAGACGTGCCGCACGGACGCGGACAACGCGCCCCATTGCCACTCGCCGTGCTCGTTTTTGACCTCGTCGTATTTGTAGTTTGTCCAGTCCGGCTTAACTAATTTCCCGCACGCTGAGCAGTCAAACGCCCAGTAGTGCCGCTTACCGGCGTCCCATTCATCATCTAGCTGATGCGGTTCCTCGTGCGCCTGTGATACAATGACTGTCTTGCGGTCGAATCGGTCGTGGTGGCGTGCTTTGAACTGGCCGATGAGATTTGAGTAGGTCCACGCTTCGTCGAGGAAGAGGTGCTTAACGGATTTTTCCTGCGCGTTGGACACGTTTGCCCCGCCCGCCATCATCGCGAGGTGAGGAAAAATTATCGCATCCTTACGCATTTTAAACCGATTACTCGGCATTAGCGCCTTTACGGGCGGGCAGGCGTGCAGTACTGGCAGCAACCGTTGCTCCATCCAATCCACCGCCGTTTGATCCGTTTGCGTAATAAACAAACTCGGCCCCGGATCATGCGCGACAATCAGCGTTGATAGCGCCTCAAGTAGCGTTGATTTGCCTGCGCCCGTGCACGCGCGCACGTAGATTTGTCGCGTCCTCGGGTTGGAAAACTCGCCGATGACGTCATTCCACCACGGGCCTTGTTGCCGGGTAAACCGCGTGCTGCGTGCCGAGTGTGGGAATTGGACGTGCTCCTCTAGCCAGTCCAGCGGGTTGCCGAGATAAGGAAGGTGGATGCCTTTTGAGAAACCGGATAATAATTGCTGCGCCGCCATACAATAGCGTGCGCTGTAAAGCAAACAACCCGCAGCAGTTAAGCGGCGGGCTGTGGTTGCGTCACGCAATAGGTTCTTGTAATCGTCGCACCGTAGCTTGTAGCAACTGTGTCCATCGTGCCGTTAATCTTTCGCCAATTGTTATCTCATCCAACCCCGCCAGTTGCCCGCGCAGGTCGCTTATCATGGCCTGTCCCTCGGAGCAAAGCACGGACGCAATCGTTTGATTTGCTTCAGCCGCCGCCGTCACCGAAATAAGTTCTCTTCGAATTCGTTGCACTTCCATTTCCAACCGCTCGCATTCAAGTAGCGTTTTACGCAGCTTGGCGTCCGTCAGGTTCTCGGGTAACTTGGTTGCTAGCTGCGCCGCTCTCCATGCGTCAATTTCCTCAATGCTCGACAGCGGACACCCGGCCTTGCCCCACTTGATAATTGCAACATGCGACACACCGTAATGCGATGCAAGTTCGCGCGTCGTCTTCGGTGGTTCTTGTCCGCGCTGATAAGCAGCAAGCTGGTCTTGCTCACGCTTGGTTATGGTGTCGCCACGATTTAACTTTGCAAGGATATTTGCAACCTGCTTTTTAGCAGCTTGTTCAATCAGATTTATTTTAGCCATTGTTCAATTACGGCACGTGCAACTACCTCGGTCATCTTTGGTGGCACGCTCATGCCGATCATGTATTTCCCAATTTTGTCGGTCTTCGCGTGGTAGTCGTCAGGAAAGCTGCCGAGGCGTTTCCATTCGCGAAATGTGAGTGATCTACATTGATCCCAATGACTAATCATGTCAACGCATGTTGCAACCAATGATTTTGCTGGCAATTTTGATGATAATTTTGACCAATTAAATAACGCTGCTTTTGCACCGCTGCGAATCACTGCTTGCTCAAGTCGTTCGTCTGGTTTTGTTTTGCTCCACCATTTCAAAAGAGTATTTGAAGGATTGGTATTTTTCTTTTCTTCATTCGTCAATATTTGCAAATCTTCTGTCGCTTCACCCGCTGAAATCCACCGATGCTTTGGCGCAAGTTTTAGCGGCGTAGCTTTGATGTCGTCACGGATCGCCACGAAGAACACTCGTTCTCGCCGTTGCGGCACTCCACAGTCCGCGCCATTGAGAAGAAAAAGCTGTGGCCGGTATCCGATTTCACGAAAGCGGGCCATCACCATCTTCGTGTAGCCCTTAGCGTTGCCGAGGATCATGCCCTTGACATTCTCAGCAATCGCTACGCGCGGTTTCAATCGCTCTACGAGGTCGAGGTAATCGAAGAATAGATCGGAAAGCACCTGCTTTGCCTGTCCTTCGCGGAAGTGCTTGTCTTTGCCCCATGCCTTTTCACGGCTGCCTGCCATACTGAACGTCGAGCAAGGCGGCGAGCCGTCGAGGATGTCCAAGTTAAAAAGCTCATGCGGCAAGTCTGCTGTCAGCAAGTCGCGGATCGGGCACAGAAAGTAGTTCGGCGGGTTCAGGTTCTTCTTGTAGTGCCAAGCCATCTCTGGGTCAATGTCATTAGCTGCCACGATTGAGCATCCCGCCCGCTTGTAACCCATCGAACTGCCTCCTCCACAGGCAAAAGTTGACATGACCTTGATTCCGTTCTGCGTAACGTCTTTCAGGTCGGCAAGCATCCATGCGCAATCCGGTTTCTTCATGGCTTCTTGGGGTCAAATTCAAATCCACACTTAGGACAAGCGCAGCCCATCTCCATTGCGTCAACGTCAATTTCCGCGCTTGATGATTCTGGCCCTTCGTCATTGCGTTCGGGTGGATTAAGAAATTGCTCGATTGCAAAACTATCAAATCCAGTCAAATCCAAATCAAAATCAACCTCGCGCAATTCACTCAACTCCAGTCCAAGCATTTCCTCGTCCCAATCAGCGTTGAGCGCCAGTTTGTTATCAGCCAACACATACGCCCGCCGCTGTGTATCAGTCAGATGCGACAACCGCACGCAAGGCACCTCAGTCAATCCCAGCTTGCGAGCCGCTAACACGCGCCCGTGACCTGCAATGATTCCGTTGTCAGCGTCCACTAGCACCGGGGCGTTAAATCCAAACTCTCGTATGCTTGCAGCAATTTGCGCCACCTGCTCGTCTGAGTGTTTACGAGCGTTCCGTGCGTACGGAATCAGCGACTCAACTGCGATTTGTTCTAACTGTTGTTTTTTGCTCATGTTCTGGTAACTAGGATTTTAGGATTTTCGCACAAAAATATAGGTCACGTCTGGACCAACACAGATCGGAAGAGCGTC